TATGGGTTGTTATATTCTTTTGCTACTTGGAAGATGACCGAGGGAAACAGTACAGGTTTAATCTCATTATTTCTGTACTTCGCAACGATCTGATACGGCACACTGGTGATATCAAACACGAGGAAAGCAGAATAGTCGCCACCAATTCCTCTGGCAACATCGACAGTAATAATATATTCGTGATCCTTTTCTGCTCTCTTATAAACGTCAAGTCCTGCATTGCTAGCTATGGGGTCATGGAATGGTATAGTTTGTAATTTGGATGGACTGATTAAGGTATCAGCAGATCCAAGGAAGTCACACTCAAACTCTTGTGCAAACTGTCTGGGTGAAGTGTTTTTAATTGTCTCTTCTTTCCACTTGCTGTCTCTGCCAGGTACTTGAGACCAGTGTACTTCATTTGTAGTATAATCATTTCTACCTCTACTAGCATCCTCCCACATCTTGTAGAAGTGATTCATGCCATTGGGCGTAGAGATAATAATTACTTTCGTTGATTTACCAGAAGTAATAGTAGGATATACTGATGCAAAGAATTGTTCTGCGACATGGTTAGGGACGAATGCAAACTCGTCAAGGAATAGAATGTTGAAGGACATACCTCTAACCGCACTAGCAGAGGTAGAAGCAGCCAATATTTTAGATCCGTTTTCGAGTTCGACATTACCTTTGTTCCATACTAATATTCCATGTTGCATCCACTTTGGTAGATTTTCATACGCAAGTTGTAATCTTCCTAACAGTTCCCTAGCAGTAGATGCTTTGTTTGCAAGAATACCAATGTTGACACTATCATAAAAAATTGCGTAATAAAGAAGATAGGCAACCACGGTGGTACTTTTACCAGTCTGTCTTGGGAGCTTTGCAATGTTGAATCTGTTTTCATGAAAATCATTCAGAATCTTTTTTTGAAAACCATACATCTCAAAAGGCACCAAACCTTCATCCAGCGAGATGATCTTGATATAGTTCATTGCAAAATAGATAGGATCATTCTTACACTTGATCCACTCATCAATTTGCTTCTTTGTAAACTGTATTGGGGTCCCAGCCTTTTTCAGGTTGGGATTACCCAAGTATACATCATTACTTGCCACAACAAATCTAGTTCACTACTAGTATTTAGAAATCAAAATTCTTGTTAAGTTCTTCCATAGCATCTTTCTTTCCTTTGAGCATACCATCAATATACCCTGATCTATATTCCCAAGTCTGTCCGCCATCTTTCCCCTTCATGGGATTGATGCACTGATCGTTTCCATACTTGTTACAAACAAGACCAGCAAGATCAAGTTCACTAGAATCAGATGAAACTCCAGTACCACGCCAGACATGTGTACCATTAATCCATGTTGCTCCACATTTTTCGCATTCTTTCCTTTCCAATTTTAAATTTGAAAATTCCATAATTACTCCTGCACTTCTATATGTGTGAAAGTATAATCAGCAAGCATAGCAAATAATTGTTGCTTGATCATATGTAAATATTCTTGCTCTTCAGCGGGACGTGCAGGAGAACCTGGCCACATTTCCAAAGAATAGCAGATTACAGAGTATAATGATTTAACGTCATGTATACCCATTTTAAATTCGCAATACCAATCCTCATCATAATTATAATTAGGATCTGTGTTGTTCATTTGATGTACTTTTCGATAACCTCTATTTGATCATGCCAATGTGAAATAGCATCTACTTCAGCTTCTAATGCAGACATAACGTCTGGATGTTCTCCAATTCCTACGGGATTTTGAAGATAAACTTCAACATTAATTTTATGTTTTTCAATTTGACCTAAGGCATGTTGCTTAAGTGCGCTAATCATTTTGTCTCTCATAGTATTTACTCCGTTAAAGTTCCATGTGCTCTGCGAATCTCACGTAGTGCTTCAAGGTTCATATCCTTGGTGCCTCCATCATAAGCGTGAGCATATCCTTCTGTAATCATTTGCTCGTTAAGGGACACATGGTCGTCCCCAATGTAAAGCCAACCCAGAAGACGCCCGTATTTCCCAGTGCCACCAACAAGTTCAGTCCTAACAGACAACTCATCATCACCAGCCAACGTGCCTTCGAGTTTTTCTTTGAGCCAGTTGGTTGCGTCGATTCCAAGTGCTTTCTCCTCTAAGTTTCGGGTCCTTTTCTCTGGCGTATCAACGCCTGCAACTCTAACTCTTTCTTTCTTGTATAAATCAAACCCGAGGTCAATAGTGACATCGATAGTATCACCATCAAGGACACGATTGATCTCCGTCACTCGGAAGTTGTAGCAGGACTTCCTGCTCGGTGGTGTCATTGCTCCCATCTTTTAATTCTGCAAAAGCTTGTCTTAGTATGTATATGACATAACCTAGTGCCATCCCAACAGCAATGATTACCATGATAATCACTGACCATACAGGATTATTGGCGTTCTCAAGTGGTCGTAGTAATAAATTCATTTCTTAACAGGCCAAGTAATTTCCATTCCTATCGTGAGTAATAACACAAAAGAAAATACGAATATACCACTTATCATTTGTGTCCCTTTGCAAAAGGTTCCCAATGTTCCCATCCATGTTTATGGACAAGATCCATTCCAATGATAGGAATTACTACTAATGATAAAGATAGAAATCCAAGTGACCATGAATTGTCCATGGTGTGTCTAACAAATAATAAAATATGATGTGTCATCCTGCATATGCCATCGAAGGTACGTAAGCAATCATTGCTACAATTAATATCAACCACCATCCTTGTAGTAGATATTTGAATTTAAATGTTTTTGATTTGTCCATTATCAATATCCTATGGTTTGCAGTAGTCAATAAAATGAGGATGCGCTCTTAGGAGAGCTACATCCTCTTTTAAATTCTCTATGGCTTCATGTACGTCCATCGCATACCCACACATTTCGTGGTGAATATGTTGCTTGTCGTAATAACCAATTGTGTAATGCTTTTGTTGAGTCAGGGGCATGATCTTTCAATCCCATACTAAACTTATATAGTATATTATATAAGTATTAATACGCAATTGTGTGTTGACTTACAAACACTATTATAGTGTTCCCCAGATAGCTACTTCATCCCATTCAGAATTAGGTGAAAGAGATCTAAAAATAGAAGAGCATACTCTCATAGCAACCTTTGATCCGCTAACAACTATACTGTCATTAGATGTATCACAATCTACTAATTGAATACCTAACTTAGATAGAGATTTGCTTCTTTTTGTATAATTTTTAAAATTAAAATTACAATGGTTGATAATGATATCACCGTGCTTACAATACTCTACCAAACTATTAATTGTTTCATCAACATTTTCTGCTGGTAGATTAATCATAAAAACAGCAGGAATTTTTCCAGCACTAGTATGTACTTTATCATCATGGTGGATTACTTGTGAAAGATATTCTAGTGTAGTAGTACATCCAGTAAGATCTCCTTTCTCATAATATTCTTGAGTCTTATCATAATCATTTGTATAACCCCATACTTGAATATCCTTTTTCATCATATGGGGTGATATTTCCCCAGTAATTCCTATAAGTCCAATCTTCATGCATCCTTTACGTGAATAACGCCTGTCATACCAGCACCTTGGTGAGGACCACAGAAGAAATTATAGTCTCCTGCGTCAGCAAATAAGATGTCTTGTGATTCTCCAGGAGCAAACAACAACGATTCTCTAGAAAGATCTGCACGACCCTCTACAATAATATTGTGAGGAGGTAGTGCTTCGTTAACGAAGTGAAGTGTTTCTCCTGTAGAAATTGTAATATCATTGGGTTCAAATACTAGATTACCACCAGCACCCATTACAACATCTACTGCCCACACTGGGGCAGCAAGAAATAGTGTAGCTAAAATTGCAATAATAAATTTCATTTGTCGGTTGAATATTGTTCTTTATAAACTTTGAGTTTATTAATCAAGTCATCATATTGATCCCACATGTATTCACTACCAGTATTCTCTTGGTAGAGTTTACAGGCAGTAAGGAGACGTGTGACATCGGTATCGTTCAATCTCATTTTATTAGTAAAACTCATATCTAATTATAGGTTCACTGAGTAATTTTACACCATTTTAACAATAATTTTACCTGCTATGTCAGCAATTCCAAGCTCTTAATGATTTGTTAATCCTACTATCAGGATCACTGGCAGTTTTCTTTGAAGTTAATTTCTTTTTCATTCCTTTCATTCGAGCGCAAAACGATGCCCTACGGGGATTTCCAGCCTTCTTGCTTGGTGCCTTGAGGTCAGATCCTGGATTTTCCTTCTCATAAGACTTTCGTCCTTTCTCGTTAAGTCCACCTTCTTTTGATTTGCCAGCCTTTTTTGTCCAGGCTGCACTTTCTAAAATCTCGTTCTCCTGAGCTTTGGCAGACTCGGCAAGTCTTTTAAATTCTTCGTACTTTTTCATACCAAGTATCAGGGTTAACTGGATTATTTAGCGTTTTCCACCACCCATTTCTTTTAACATCTTTTGTAGTTCTGATGTAGAACCTACAAACATCGCATTATTAGTGACTTTAGAAGGACCTTTTTTCTCTTCATCTAGGTCTTTCATTTTCTTATGTAAGTCCTGTAGTT